ACATATTCACTCAAAGACATTTTAAATTCTTTCAATTCTTTTTTGTTAAATCTTTGTTTTGCTTCATACATAGATATATTATTATCTTTTGCATACTTGGCATAAAACTCATATATTTTTTGATTTGTATTCTTTAAAGCTATATCATATTGCCTTTTAGCTGCTTTTACTTGTTCCTTAGATAATTCATTGATTCTATTTTCTTCAGCTGTAAATCTATCTATCCAATAGTTATTACTCATGATTATGTCCTTCATAAACTTCTTCTATTTCTTCAACAGAACTATCTTTTTCTTTTTTTATTTTTTCTAATTCAGCTTTAGAATCATTTACCCAAGGATGTTGAGCTACTATTGTTTCTGTACTTAGTATTCCAACAGATTTTTGACAATCTTCTATAGCTTGGCTTTCATTAATTAAAATATCTTTATTAAATATGATATCTATATCATCTTCGTTGAATTTTGCATTCAAATGTTGTTTTACAAACCACAGTACTAATTTTAAAGAAGCCTTAAATTCTCTTTCAAGTGCTGTTGCATCTAAATCTATATCAGAATACATAGATTGAATATTCATTTGATTTACATTTCCCTGAAGCTTATCACTCTTAGCATCAAAAGCTTTTACATTTTCTATAAAAGATTTTTTTAAGATCTTCAAAATTGTTTCATAGTTTCCAGCATTAACTTCAATAGTTAAAGTATCAACTCCACCATCAGAACCAACAGGGATATAACCATAAAGATTCATGTTATGTCTTAAAGTTCCACCTTGTCCATTATAGTTTTTAACAACAAGTATAGTAGTTCTTGAATTATCTTCCATATCATTTTTGAAATCACTAATTATTTCATTTATAGCATCTTGAATGCTTTTTACTCTCATAATCAAAGGTGCTTCTGTTTCATCTATTTTAAATGGAATAACTGGTAGATACTCCCAGTTAAATTCTTTTTCTCCTAATTTCATATAATTTTCATGAGTAATTAAAGAACTTAATCCATTATTCCAAGTATAATAATCAATTCCATCTAATGTATAAACTTCAACATTAGTAATTTCTTTATAATCATATCCAGTAAATTTTTTAGTTTTATATATTCTTATAATGTAGTCAAGTTCACTATGATCATTATCTTTCCATATAGGAATAACTTCGCTGCCTTTAAATTTTTTAAATGAAAACTCACTTTTCTCATTGTAGTAGATATATAAAAAAGCTATTCCATTCAAATAAGATCCTTTGCCTATTGAGTGTAATAGCTTGAAAAATCTACTATTAAATATTTTGTTTATATCTTTTATTGCATTTTCATCTTTTGATGAAAGACTAGGTGTTTTTGATAATAGATAATCTGTTTTCTGGTCCACAGCATTGGCAAACATATTATCTACAATTTTATTATTAGCTAAATTAGCTGCAGGAACTAAATTCCCATCTTGTCCTATTACTTTTCTAACTCTATTTAAAATATCATGTTTACCTTTATAATAATTATCTCCTAATTGCATTTCATTTAATTTCTCACTAGCTAAGAAGTTTTTAATTATTAATTCTAGTTCTTTTATAGGTACTCCATTCATATCCTTTTTTCTCCTAAACAAGTTTTTTAAAAACTCAAACATATATTTACTCCTTACAAATTCCAATTGTATCCTTCATTTGCCATTTTCTCAGCAACACCAGTTAAAGCATCTGGTCCATCATCATGTTTGTTCTTACCTTCTTTTTGATAAGAAATAATATCCTTTGCAAATTCACTCCATTTATTTTTCCAATCTATAGGCATATAGATATTCTCATTAACCCAGGCACTATTTGATAATATTCTTGCTATCTTATTTCCTGATTGATGAAACCATTTAACAACAGTCTTATAATTTCCTTTGTCTCTTGTAATTCTTTCAATATTTCTTGCGAATGCTCTACCACCATTGTTGCTTTCTATATCTGCAACATTTACATTAAACTTTTTATATGCTTCAGCAACAAGAGGTTCTGTTATTTCCATAGCTTCTTTTGTATAGATAATATCTAGTATATAGGCACTATCTTTGCAATCTGCATAAATGATATTACATAAAAAATCTTCTCCTGTGTCAGCTGTATCACAGTAGGCAGCAATCTTAACAATCTTTTCTTTAGGTAAATCAACATAAGTTTTAAATTCATTGTATAATCTACCCTTTATATCTATTGGCTCTTGCTGGTAGTTGGCTGAAGCTATTTCTGGTCCCATAGCTTTTGCTTTTGATAAAAAAGATTTATAACTTAATATTTCATCACAAAGCATAGTACCTTTATCATCTTGAACAGCTTTCATTTTTATATGTTTTATCTTTTTACCTTCTGCTTTATAATGTTCTATTGCTCTACCAGCTAGGTCACCACTAACCCAACGAGTCATTATAATTATTATTTTTCCACCTTCTTCAAGTCTTGAAAGCATTGTTTGTGCATACCATTCCCAATGTTTATCTAAAACATTAGCATTGTAAGCTTCTTCTTTATTTTTGATTAAGTCATCTATTATCATAAGACTACAACCAAAACCTGTAGCAGTTCCACCAGGTGCAGTTGCTAGATAGTTATTGTATCCACCTTCTAAACTCCAAAGGTTCATAGCACCATCACCTTGTTTTATACTTACTCCAGGAAATATATCTGAAAAAACTATCTTATCTTTATCACCTTTTACTTCTTGTATAGTATTTCTAACATTCTTTGAAAATGTAGTTGATAAAGTTTCATTATAACTTCCTGTCATTATTTTTGCATTTATATCTCTACCAAGTAACCACTCTACTAAATTTCCTACCGTTCTTGACTTTCCATGTCTAGGTGGAAGATTTAAAATAAGTACTTCATCATCACTTGTAAGAAAGTTTTGTAAATCATTACATAAATCAACTAAAAATTTTCTCTCATATTTATAGAAGTTAGGAGCTTTTAAATAACAATAAAAAAAGAACTCACGTCTTGCAAGTTCTAATTTTGCTCTTTTTATTGCTTCTTTATTTATCTCCACCAAATATCACCTTTTTTAGTTCATCTGTTGATAATCCTTTAAATGGATCCTCTGTTTTTAATTCTCCTTTAACTTCTAGTTTTTCAGTAAACATCCCTAAGTGCCTACCTAACATCTCTAAGGCTTTTTCTTTATTGTAAAATGTTACTTCTATTCCAAACTTAGTTTCTTTAACACCCGATATACATGCTTTTTGTTCAGGACTTAACTCATCAAAGTTTTTAATTATGAGGCTATTATTTTTAAGATTAACTATTCCAGTTCTGTCTGTAAAAGCTAGATTAGCAATCTCATTTAATACTCTATCTTGTGTTATTTCAGTTCTTTTTTCTCTTTCTTTCATTGCAACTTGTATTTTCTCTTGTATCTTAACATTTCTTAACAATCTGTTAGCCATAACGGCTGCACTGTTTTCATCTTTAACTTTATATCCTGATCTGATATATGCTTGCGTGCCATTCAAGTCTTTTAAATATTCTTTTACAAATAAATCTTGTTTAGTCAATCTTTTTCACCTCACTTTTTAAAATTAAAAAGCCCCTGTATTTCTACAAGAGCTTTGATTATTAAATATCTTAAACTTTTAATTTTATATTGCAGCATATTTTTTCATTAATTTATTTTGTGTTAATTCGCTTCCAATGTAATTTGCAAATTTTTCACCAACTTTTGATTTAACTTTTTTTTGATATGTTTTTTCTTTATATTTTAAAGATATAAAAAATATTTTTATCAAACTTTCGAATTTAAAAAATATCATTGAAAAAGATAATTTATATATAACATAAGTAAAAACTAATACAAATATAATTTTAAGTTTTAAATGAAAGTCTTTATCATTTTTTAATATAAGGGCAGAGATAAAATATCAAAAAAATTCTTATATATTTTAACACCTTCTATTTTAGCACGGATAAATAATCCAATATATGAACTTAAAAAAATAAAAACTACAACCAATAACATTGTTTTCATTTTATTTCACCTCTTTCCAAGGGTAAGTATAATTCTGCTCCCATTAATAAATAATATATAACAACCCAAAAAAACAAAAAATAAGATCTCATTAATACATACTTTTGTCCTTCAAATGCTATAAGAATAAAATTATTTTGGATTTTTATCAATCCAAAATAACCAAGTGTTGAAATTAAAAAAGTAAGTCTATAAAATACTTTTGAAAAATTAATAAACCTAATTAAATTTTTTTTATCTCCAATAGTATAACGGCTATAAATAAAATTATCATATAAACCAAGTAATGCGTAAGGAAATAGATTTTGAAAAAAGGTTCCTTCATTATATGCATTAAAAATTCCTATAAAAGAAAATACAATTATAATATACTTTGTTGATTTTATTGGTTCTTTCTTAGCTTTGTTAAGCTCTGCATTTTGTTCTCGTT